TCTCAGGAGTGGAATTGTACAAATCCAATTGAACTTTTTCAAATTGAAAACGATAAAGATCTTGCCCTATCAAAAAAAGTAATAGATTATGTATCTAGTACAATTAGATCAATATATGGGCAAGAAATTTATGTTGAATGCGCTCAAGTAGTTAAATGGAATAAAGGATGTTTTCAAGGATCTCACACAGATGATGCTAGAGAATATACTTCTTTAGTTTCAATAACTTATTTGAATGATAATTTCTTTGGTGGAAAAACAATTTTAGATGATTCTGAACTTTCAGTAAAACCAGAAGTCGGAAAAACTTTAGCATTTAATGGAAAAATCCATAGACATAGTGTATCGAAAAATATCGGATCAGAGAGATATACTTTAGCTTTGTGGTATACTAAAAATATTGAAAAGGCAATCAAAGAATTTTTATAGTATGAAAGTCGCAATTATTACAGACCAACACTTTGGTGCAAGAAAGAATTCTAAACTCTTTCATGATTATTTTCTAAAGTTTTATAATGATGTATTTTTCCCTACACTCGAAGAGGAAGGGATTACTACTATTGTGGACATGGGAGATACTTTTGATAGTCGTAAGGGAATTGACTTTTCTGCTTTATCTTGGGCTAAAAATAATTACTATGATCGCCTACATGAAATGGGCGTGAAGGTTCATACTATTGTTGGTAACCACACTGCATATTATAAAAATACAAACGAAGTTAATGCTGTGGATTTGCTACTTCGTGAGTATGATAATGTAACCGTTCATTCCGAACCAACTGAAGTGATGTTGGGTCATTTACCTACACTTTTTATACCTTGGATTAATCAAGAAAATGAAGCAAAAACTCTTAAACTTATTGAAAAGACAACTTGCCCGTGTGCGATGGGGCACCTTGAACTCCAGGGATTTAGAATTAATAAACAAATCGTCATGGAGCACGGTTTGGAGAGCAAATTATTTGGTAAGTTCACCCGCGTCTACTCGGGACACTATCACACTAGATCGGATAATGGAACAGTCTTCTACTTAGGAAATCCTTATGAGATGTTCTGGAACGATGTGAATGATACCAGAGGATTTCATATTTTAGATACAGATACAATTACGCATACGCCAGTAAATAATCCTTATCGTTTGTTTTATAATATTTACTATGAGGATACTGACTATCAAACTTTTGATACTCGTGAATATGAGAGTAAGATAGTTCGCATTATTGTTAGGAAAAAAACCGATATAAAAAAATTTGAAAAATTTGTTGATAAACTATATTCTGCAAATGTTTCGGAATTAAAAGTAGTTGAGAATTTTGCAATTCAGGAATCTGAAGAATTCGAAGCATTTGAATCTGAAGACACTCTTTCTATCTTAAATAGATATATTGAAGAATCTGAAATTAATCTTGATAAATTCTTGATTAAAGGTTTAATATCTGAGATATATAAGGAAGCTTGCGAAGTAGTCTGATGTTTATTCTTACTATAGATGGTAGAGAGGATGAAGGTGCATATTCTGTAAAGAATGAGCATGATGAGCAAGTTCTCTACATCTTTGAAGAAGAAGACGACGCTACTCGATATGCCTTAATGTTAGAAGAATCTAATTATCCACTTATGAATGTTCTTGAAGTTGATGATGAGGTTCTTCTTCATACATGCAACATGCATGGTTATAACTATGCTATAATAACTAAAAATGATCTTGTAATTCCACCCGATTGATATGATAATTTTTGAAACGATTCGTTGGAAGAACTTTCTTTCTACCGGAAATAAATTTACCGAAATTGATTTAAATAAAGATCAAACTACTTTAATTATCGGAAATAATGGAGCTGGTAAAAGTACCATTTTGGATGCTCTTACTTTTGTTTTATTTGGAAAAGCATTTCGTAAAATTAATAAACCACAGTTAATTAACACTACCAATGAAAAGGATTGTTTGGTAGAGATTGAATTTTCTATAGGATCTATTTCTTGGAAAGTTGTTCGTGGTATTAAACCGAATATCTTTGAGATTCATAGAAATGGTCAAGTGCTAGATCAAAGTTCTTCTGCTGTTGATCAGCAAAAGTTCTTGGAACAATCTATTTTAAAAATGAATTATAGATCTTTTACACAGATTGTGATTCTTGGTAGTAGCAATTTTGTACCATTCATGCAATTGCCTGCCGCAAGTAGAAGGGAAGTTATTGAAGATCTATTAGATATAAAGATTTTCTCCTCAATGAATTCTATCATTAAGGAGAAAATTAGGTCTTTGCGAGATGATATTCGTACTTTAGAACTTAAAAAGGAATCTTTAAGTGATAAAGTGAATATGCAAAAAGATTTTATTGATCAACTAGAACGAAGTGGAAATGAAAATATTCAGCAAAAGAAGATTCAGATATTCTCACTAATAGAAGATCAGGGATTTTTATTGGATGATAATCAAAAATTAGATGTTGCGATAAAGGAAATACAAAATCAAACTGAAGATCTTGTTAATGTCGGTGATAAGTTAGTAAAGCTTAATAACCTTAAGGGTAAAATTTCTCAAAAAGTATCCGCAATTACCAAAGAGCATCAATTCTTTGTTGAGAATACGGTATGCCCCACTTGTACTCAAACGATAGAGGAAGAGTTTAGGTTAAATAGAATTGTAGATGCTCAAAATAAAGAAAAGGAATTGAGGTCTGGATTTTTAGATCTAGAAGAAGCAATCAAAAAAGAACAGGAAAGAGAGCATCAATTCAATACCTTATCTAAGGAAATTACAAACCTAACGCATGAAATTTCTCAAAACAATACTAAGATTTCGGAATATCAAAAACAAGTCAGAAATCTTGAAAATGAAATTCAAAAAATTACCGACCAATTACAAAATAGAAATTCTGAACATGAGAAATTAGAGTTATTTGTAAAGGACCTAAAACAAACTAAAACAAAATTAATAGAGCAAAAAGAATCTATTGAATATTATGATTTCACTTATGGTTTGCTTAAGGACGGGGGAGTAAAGACTAAAATCATCAAGAAGTACCTACCGCTGATAAATCAGCAAGTAAACCGTTATCTCCAGATGATGGATTTTTATATTAATTTTACACTTGATGAGGAGTTTAACGAAACCGTCCAGTCACCCATTCACGAAGATTTTTCTTATAGTTCATTTAGTGAAGGTGAAAAACAAAGAATTGATTTGGCTCTTTTGTTTACTTGGAGGGAAGTTGCTAAATTTAAAAATTCAACTAACACAAATCTATTGATAATGGATGAAGTTTTTGATTCCTCCCTTGATGGATTTGGTACTGAAGAATTTTTAAAGATCATTCGGTATGTTGTTAAGGATTCTAATATTTTTATTATCTCTCATAAAGAGTCACTCCATGATAAATTTGAATCTACGATCAGATTTGAAAAGGTGAAAAATTTTTCTTATAAAAAATAATGTCTAAATTAATACCGATGTGTGGACTCCCAAGAAGTGGGTCCACACTTTTAGTAAATTTATTAAATCAAAATCCAAAAATTACAGTATCACCAGATTCTATTCTGAGTTCACTTGTTCAAGCATCTCAAGAATCTTTTACTAATATGGTATCAGAATCCCAATATGATTCTGATACCAGTTATGAAATGTTTTATAATTTTTGTAGAGGAGGAATCGATAACTGGATAAATACGATTTGTTCAACACCACATTACATTGATAAATGTCGTGGTTGGGGTCATGAATTGGATTTACTTGTTAATATGTTCCCGAACATAAAGTTAATTTATACTATACGCGATCTCAGGGGCATAGCTTCTTCCATTGAGAAGATCCAAAAAACTACCCCAATGAAATATAAAGACGAATTCTTTTTTGGTGATCAAACTTACGATTACTCACAAGAGGATCTGTACATCGTTAAAACAAAAAATTTATTTGAATCTTCTATGATTCGAAGAAATTTAATATGCATAAAAGAAATTTTGGATATTCGTAGGGAACATTTTAAAAGAATTTATGTTGTTAGATATGAAGATCTGATATTGAGTCCAAGAGAAACATTAGAAAATCTATATGATCATCTGGGTATGGATCATTACAATCATAATTTGAAAAATATAGAACAAATTAAATACCATGATTCTTTTTATCTACCATATGGGCGACACAAAATAAAAGAATCCTTGGAACCTTCAAATCCATATGTTTTTTCTATTCCAGACAAAATTCAAACACATTTAATTGATACATACTCTTGGTACTATGAAGAATTTTATCAGGACCAAATTTAAAACTGTCACATTATAAGACTTTTTTGGGTTTTTATGGTGTAGTATACGTACAAAGCAAAACAATCATGCAAGTCCCAAACTGGAAGCATCATTCTAAAAAGGAACAGAAACGAAAACTAAAACCGCAAGCACTGCGCCAAGCTAAAGCACGATTGGCCCAGTTCAAAAAGCGTCACATGGGTCGCCCAAAAGGCGACCTTTCGTTTTATGATATGCCCATACGCAACAAACCAGATGCCCATTCGTCACGAAATCAAGTCTCAACTTGCAAAGCTGCTTGCTACTGAGGATCTCGTAGTTGAGCACAAGAAAGTTTCCACTGCTTGTTTTAACGTTCATACTCGTGTTCTGACTCTCCCTCTGTGGGAGAAAGCGAGTGGTCTTGTGTATGACCTTCTGGTAGGTCATGAAGTCGGTCACGCTCTCTTCACTCCCGATGAGGACTGGTTAGATAAAGTGAAAGTTCCTCAGCAGTTTGTGAATGTTGTTGAGGATGCTCGCATTGAGAAACTGATGAAGCGCAAATATGCTGGACTTGCTAAGACTTTTTACAATGGTTATAAAGAACTGAATGAAGATGACTTCTTTCAAATTAAAGAAGAAGATATCTCTACTTTTAATCTTGCCGACAAAGTTAATCTCTATTACAAGATTGGAAACTTTGTAGAAATTCCTTTTGATAATTTTGATGAGATGCCTATCGTCCGTATGATTGGTGAGTGTGAGACTTTCTCTGATGTTCTGATTGCCGCAGAATTTCTCTACAAGTATTGCAAGAAAGAAAAGGAGCAGGAGCAAAAGGTTGCTGACTTTGATTCGCATGAAATGAGTGGAAATTCTCAGTCTCCTGCTAATGAAATTGTAGAATCTAATGACCCATCTTCCGAGCAAGATGGTGAGAGTAATAACTCTCAACCTCAGGAGAATGATGGTTCTTATGGTGGAACTGCTCAGGGAGATCAAACTCAGGTAAATTCTGGTGGAGAAAAGGATGAACCAGAAGTTCGCACTGCCGATTCTTTGGAAGAAAAGATTCGTGATCTTGTGGGAAATGATCCTTATGAAAATACTTATGTACAAGTTCCTCAGGTAAATCTTGATACTGTTATTGGTAAAAATTCCGATATTCATAAAGAGATTGATAATTCATTTAATCACCAGCAAAAACTCCACAATGAGTGGGCTGTTGAGAAAAAAATTATTCCAGCAAATCTTTATAAAGAATCTGATCTTGAGTTCAAGAAGTTCAAGTCTTCTGCACAAAAAGAAGTTAATTATTTGGTGAAGGAGTTTGAATGTCGCAAAGCGGCAGATCAGTATGCCCGTGCGTCAACTGCTCGCACTGGAGTTCTTGATACGGCTCGTCTTCATACCTACAAATATAATGAAGACTTGTTCAAGAAAGTTTCTGTGATT